GACAGGCATTCGCCGCCGGCCTGCGCCCAGACCCCGACCACACGGTCAGCACCTGGGCCGACAATCACCGCACGCTGTCGCAGAAGGCATCCGCCGAGCCTGGCCGCTGGCGCACCGAGCGCACGCCCTACCTGCGCGAGATCATGGACGAGCTGTCGCCATCCAGCCCAGCGCAGCGCGTGGTGTTCATGGCCGGCGCCCAGGTGGGAAAGTCCGAGACCGGGAACAACTGGCTGGGGTTTGTCATCCACCACGCCCCCGGCCCGATGCTGCTGGTGCAGCCGACGGTCGACACAGCCAAGCGGTTCAGCAAGCAGCGCCTGGCGCCGATGATTGATGAATCGCCTGCCTTGCGCGAGCGAATCGTGGACAACAAGAGCCGCGACAGTGGCAATGCCATGATGGCCAAGGAATTCCCCGGCGGTGTGCTGCTGATCACTGGCGCCAACAGCGCCAGCGGACTGCGCTCGATGCCGATTCGTTACTTGTTCATGGACGAAGTCGACGCCTACCCCCTGGACGTGGACGGCGAAGGCGACCCCATCCAGCTGGCCGAGAAGCGCACCACCACCTTCGCCAGGCGCAAGGTGTTCATGAGCAGCACCCCCACGGTGAAGGACGTTTCCCGCATCGAGCGTGAGTTCAACCTATCCGACCAGCGTCGCTACTTTGTGCCCTGCCCCCACTGCAACCACACGCAGTGGCTGAAGTGGGCCAACCTGAAGTGGAGCGACGACGACCCCAACACTGCGGCCTACGCCTGCGAGGAATGCGGAACACTGATCGAGGAGCGGCACAAGACCGAAATGCTGAACGCTGGCGAGTGGCGGCCGACGGCAGCGAGCGACGGCCGCACGGTCGGCTTCCACCTGTCATCCCTGTACTCACCGCTCGGCTGGAAGTCCTGGTCCGAGATCGTCTCCGAGTTTCAGCAGGCCAAGGGCGATGCCCCATTGCTCAAGACCTTCGTGAACACGGTCCTGGGCGAGACCTGGGAGGACGACTACGCCGCCAAGATCGGCGCCGGAGAGCTGCAGGCCCGCGTGGAGTTCTATGAGCCTGGCATTGTCCCAGCGAGGGCGTTGTGCGTCACCGCTGGCGTGGACGTGCAGGACAACCGGCTGGCTGTGAGCCTGTATGGCTGGGGTCGTGATGAGGAATGCTGGCTGATCGACCACATGGAGATCTACGGCGACCCTTCGCAGCCTAAAGTCTGGCAACAGCTCGATGAGGCGCTGTTAAAGCCGCTTCCGCATGAGATCGCCGAGCCTATCAAGATTGCTTCTGCCTGTATCGACAGTGGCGGACACTTCACCAGCGAGGTCTACGCCTACGCCCGAGACCGCCGACAGCACCACATTCTGGCCATCAAGGGCCAGTCACAGCGCGGCAAAGCACCCATCGGCAAGCCCAGCAAAGTGGATTTCAACTGGCGCGGCAACTCGATGAAGAAGGGTGCCGAGGTCTACCCGGTGGGCTCGGATACCATCAAGTCGACGGTGTTCGCGCGGCTCAAGCTGAACGAGCCAGGCCCTGGCTACATCCACTTCCATGGCGAGGCCAACGAGGAATACTTCACGCAGCTCACCAGCGAGAAGCAGATCACCCGCTACGTAAAGGGCTTCCCTGTGCGCGAGTGGGTCAAGAAATCCGGCGCACGCAATGAGGCTCTCGACTGCAAGGTCTACGCCTACGCGGCGATGCAGTGGCTGTATACGCGGTACAACAGACGCACGATCTGGGACCAGTTCGAGCGCGCGCTGAATATCCGTGAACAGACAACCACCGCGCAGGCTACCCCAAAGACCCCTTCTCGGCCTATAATTGACTCACGAAAGCGCGGCTTCGTGACCTCCTGGTGACATAATGATTCAATACCTGTTCAACAATTCCACCACAAACGGCAACAGCAGCTCTGTGGTGCATCCTGGCGGCACGCTTGGTCTGATTGTCCGCGGCACGTTCGGTGGCGCCACGGTAAAGCTGCAGATCAGCGACGATGGCGCAAACTGGGTCGACATCAATGATGCGTTCTTCACCGCAGCATCGGCTCAACTGCTGATCGTCCCAGGTGGCGCCATCCTGCGAGCGACAATCACTGGTGGCACCGCTGCCTCCCTGACTGTTGCGCTGATCTAATATGCTGCTATCCGCTGTTCGCTCCGCGGTGTCGTCTGCTGTGCAGTCCATGATTGGGACGGGCCTGCAGCCGACGTTTAACCTGGTGTTTGCAGGCGCCACGGCGCTGGACCAGAGGGTCACCTTCTCCCGCACGACCAACGCCACGTTAATCGGCTCAGACGGCACGCTTCAGTACGCTCCGCACAATTTGCTGACGTATTCGGAGCAGTTTGATAATGCTGTTTGGACCGTTACAGCCGCAACGATCTCGGCCAATGCCGTATCTGCGCCAAACGGAACGCAAACAGCGGATCAGTTAGTTGAGACCGTTGGAACGGGTACATTGCCACGGCTTCCAATACCGATAACTTTGGAAGTTGGGAAATTCTATTCAGCAAGCGTTTACGCAAAAGAAGTATCTGGCAGTAGCAAACGGTACTTGCAGGTGTATTTCAATGCTTCATTTGCAACCGTTCCTTGCGGTGCAAATTTTGACCTTGCCACAGGAACAGTTACGTTTTCTGGAGGAATTGCTAGTGCAACCGTTGAGAGCGCAGGAAACGGTTGGTGGCGTTGTACGATTAACACCACTGTTGTTACTTCCGCACTCAGTGGGTTCCGTATTGCGTTGGTTGACAGCCCGACACAGTCGCTGTCATTGGCATGGAATCCTGACGGTACGGGTTCAATGTATTTGTGGGGAGCCCAGCTCAACGTCGGCGCGCTTCAGCCGTACTATCAAACAGAGGCATCAGCCTATTACGGCCCCCGCTTCGACTACGACCCTGTGACTCTTGAGCCCAAGGGGCTGCTGATTGAGGAGCAGAGGACGAATTTGGCACTAAACTCAGGCGATGTATTAAGTGGGACTGGTGGTGTGGTCGTTGCCAATCAGATTACGGCACCTGACGGCAGCTTGTCTGATTTCTTTCAAGAGGACACAAGTAATGGTGAGCATTATGCGGGTGACAGAACTCCGTCCGTTACTGCTGGAACCACATATACATGGTCGTTTTATGCCAAGCTTGGCTTGACAGGGGAGGCCCGGCGTGTGTGCGTGAGAACTGGTGGTCAAGGCCCAGGAAATGTTGTTTTCGATCTTGAAACAGGTGGCAGTACTGTACTTGCACCAGTTGTTTCTTCCGGCATTAGTTCTGCTGGAAATGGCTGGTTTCGTTGCTGGATTGTGTACACAGCAACCGGCACCGGAGCGGCTGTGTTTCGTCAGCAATTAGCAAAAGGCACCAACACTGTTTACACAGGTGACGGCACCTCAGGCCTATTTTTCTGGGGCGCTCAACTGGAAGTTGGAGCATTCCCCACCAGCTACATCCCCACGACCACAGCCGCAGCAACTCGCGCAGCAGATGTTGCAAGCGTTACGGGGGATAACTTCTCCAACTGGTATAACCCGGTTGAGGGGACGATGGTTGCTGAAAGTACGTTGGCCCAGTATTGCCAAGCGGGCAAGTTTGGTCAATGCGTTTGGCAGGTGGATGACGGGTCTGCAAACAATCGAATGCACGTTCGAAACGATGCAACGACTACGACCAACACATTTAGGTCAATAAATGTGGATGGCGTAAATGCGCAACTCGACCTTGTGTTTACCTTAAATGCTCCGTTGAAAACGGCTCTTGCGTACAAAGTCAATAATTTTAACGGCGCGTCTGGCGGTTCAATCGGTACAACGGACACAACTGTTAACCCTCCCGCTGTAAACGCATTAAGGCTCGGGCAGGAAAATGTAGGCTTATGGCTCAACGGCCACATCCGCTCATTCAAGTACTACCCGCGTCGACTGTCAGACGCCAAACTGCAGTCAATCACAGCATGATCGACTACACGCTAAAATTCCCCGACGAATGCTCGGCCACCCAGGTGCTGGAGCCATTCGTCGCCACGCACAGCATTGACGTTATCGGGGTCATTTACGAACCCACAGGCGAGATGATCGACACCCCTGATGGGCCGTCATCCGTGATGGCCGCGATACTAGGCTGGCACGTCAACGTGCGAGGGCCTGAGTCAGAGTCTCTCGCACAATACAACATCGAAGTGACCACGCCCGTGCGGGTCTGGGCATAACCGGGAATCCAGCCATGAGCATCCCTGAAAAACTCACCGCCGGCGACAGCGTCACCTGGGAGGATGTTGCCACAACCGACAACCTGGGCAACGCTATCACCAGCCCCGCCTGGACGCTCACGTATTACGTTCGAGGTGAAGTCCACCATGGTCTTACCTTGGTTGGCGTGGCCAGCGGCGGAGGGTGGCAGACGACCATCACTGCGGCGCAGTCTGCCACGTTACCAGCGGGTGTTTTTTACTGGCAAGCGGCGGCGGCAAATGGAAGTCAACGAATCACGCTGGGCCAGGGCACCATCACGATTGAGCCAAACCTGGCTTATACCGGGCTCCCAGCGGCTTTCGACGGCCGCAGCGAAGCCGAGCAGGTCCTGGCAGCCATTGATGCAGAAATCAAAGCGCGAGCCACTGGCGGAACTGCAGAGGAATACACCATTGGGAACAGGTCGCTGAAAAAGACCCCAATGCGCGAACTGGTGTCATTGCAGAGCAGATACAAAACCATCGTGGTGCGCGAGCGCCAGGCCCAGAAGATCGCCCAAGGTCTGGGCAACCCGCGCGCGATGTACGTGCGATTTTAAGGGAACACCATGAAATTTTGGCCTTTCGGGAAGAAAGACAAACCCGCCAAGCGCCCGCAGCGCATTTATGCTGGCGCGAAGATGTCCCGCTTGAATGCTGATTGGACGACCGGCGTCGGGTCAAGCCAAGACGCCGAAACGCGCGCGAGTTTGAGTGTCTTGCGAGGCCGCACCAGGCAGTTGGTGCGTGACAATGATTGGGCGAAGAATGCCCTGCGAGCCATCCAGAACAACGTCATCGGCACCGGCATCGGAATGCAGGCGCAGATCAAGATGCGCAGGCAGCGTGCCGGCAAGGTGATGAACGATGATCTGAACACGGCCATCGAAAACGCCTGGTTGCAGTGGTGCAAGCGCGAGAATTGCCACGTATCGG